TGCATCTTCTCCATCAGCTACATCAAAGTTAAAAAAGTCTGATATTTTTGATGCTGCAATCAAATCTGGTAAGTTTGTTACTCCAGCAAAATAAAGTCTTTGCTCATGAAATGCTACAGCTTTTGGGTATCCATTAACATCTGACAGCACCTGTTCTTGCCAGTCTCTAGTAGGTGCATGAGTTTTTACAACAACTCTAACACCACCACCATCTATGGATTCTGAAGCTGTATCACTTCCACCTGCTGTTATTTCATAATGATTATCGTCTACAACAGTAACACTAAAATTGCCTGTTAAATTAGCACTAGATAATCCTACCGCAGGGTCTTCTGTATTAACTATTTCTTCTGCGCCAGATATATTTACTACTGCTCCTGTTGTAAGACCATGATTTGCATGAGTTACTTTTACGACACCTGAACCCTCTTGTGTTGCAAATGGATCTTCATCTAATTCTACTTCTAAATCTTTTTCTAGGGTTACAGTGATAGATGTTGCAGATGTATATCCTGTAATTAAAGCTTCTGTATTGTATATTTTGAGACGTGTTCCTACATAATCAGATGTAAAATAACCAGTACTTGCTGTTATTGTTCTACCTGTACCTGCTGTATATGAACTAGCATCTAAGGTTACTGTATTATCTGCAAACTTAAAATAAGGCTGATAAGTTTCTTCTCCATTTACGCTTTCATCAAAAGCAAAAGTTGACAAAGAAAACGTGGTAGCTCCTGTTCTTTTGATAATTCTAGGCATCCAGTTTTCATTAACGATAATCATAGTATCGCCTTGTTGTGTAAAATTAATATCGTATAGCTGTGCAGTAGTCCAAGGGCAACCTGTTATGGTTTGTAATAAGGTTCCGTTGGTTGAATATATTTTTACTTGAGTATTCTGAAATGCAAAAATATACTCTTGACTACCACTAAATATAAAAGGTTCTAGTCTAGATGAAGCAGATAAATTAGCTCGATAAAAACTGCCACCTCTTCTTTCAACTGAACCCTGATTTCTGCATATTACATTCTTAGCTGTTGTTAATGATTTTTCATATGCCTTTAAATCATTACGCGAAATTAGGTTTGGATCTACTTCACCACCACTAAAGTTAGATTGATGTATTCTTGTTACTGGCATTATGAAGATACAGTAGCTTTGACAGTACCAAGACTACCGCTATTCCTCCTATTTCTGTATCTATTAACATCAACGCGTCTGTTTGTTTGAGCTTGTGAATCTTGCGCTTTTGCTACAGCTAATTGAACTGTTGCTTTATTTTGATACAAAGTAGATAAACTATCATTTCTAGCTATTGCACCAGCAAATAAAGATGCTAATTCAAAAACTAATGATTGTGTGAAATATGGAGGAAAATCTGCTTCTGATGGCTGATAAGTATAATCAGCTATAACCACGTCATTTGATGTAGTATCAGTATATATTTCACTACCATATCTATCGTATTCAATAACAGAATCTGAAACAGTTATTGTGTTTAATACCAATGCATCTGATGGTACAGAATATGCAGAATCATATCTTCCTAATGGGTTTGTTGTTAATTTAGATAATTGTTGTTGTTTTATAGCAAATCTCCAACGACATCTAGTCAACAAGTTTTCTAGTGTTGAATCGTATAACTGCTTAGAAACCTTTGCCTCTGTTGTATTTTCGTCAAAAGAGTTGATGGTGTTAGCACCTACTAGGACTAAAGCTTGGTTACATATATCTGTCTTGCTGTTTGCCATAATTTAAAATGGGGCAGGGAAAATGAGAACCTGCCCCTAGAACGTTATGTTCCGTTAGTTGTTGTAACTGTTGCAGCTCCAGTTGCTGATGAAACAATCAATACATCTACAGTTGCGGTACCACCTGTGGAACCTACAGCTATAATTACATCAAATTGTTTTAGGTCATCGGTTACATCATTAAAGTAACCTGAACCAGCAATTGTAGCGACAGCGTCAGAACTGTTATATACAAAGAGATTCTGATCGCCAGCACCAGCTATTTTTTTCAAAGCACTTGATGTTAAAGCCATTTTATACCTCCTTATTCAGTTATCTGACATTCAATAGCACCGTTGTTGTCAATCATGACAGCACCTGCGCTAAAGTATGATGTTATTAAATTACTTACTTTTTCTGGTAGATAATTCATTTCTGTGCTGATATCACTACCTGTAGCAAGACCAACTGATGACGCGTGATAAGCGTGACAGTCTCTTGTTGTAGATGATACAGACAGACCTGAATGTGTAAACCACATAAAGCCTAACCAACGTTTAGCAGTCATACCGCCAGCATATGGTAAGTCACCCTCGCCAACGTACTCCATTCTTGAGAACTGGTCGATTTGTAATAAATCAGCCCAGCCTGCTGGAGATACAACGAAGTATCTTTGACCATCATCTGGCACATCAGCTTCACCGAATGATTCATAAACAGTTAAAGCTTTTGCTAGTGTAAGACCTGCTGATCCATGAGCAACATTGTTGCTGTTTGAACCTGCATCTAACACGTCAATAATTAATTGGTCTACTTTTCTTCCTAAAGCAGCCGCAGCCGATTGAGCCAACACTTGTCTTTCGTCAATGTTTGTTTTTAGCTCATCTAATTTGTCTACCATATCAGCAGCATAGAAGTCGCTAAGAGTAACATCAACTGTAGAATGTGTAATTTCCATTGTTGGAACTTGTCCATGTCTTGATTTTGTAGACGCGGTACCTGTACCTACTTTCTGGAATCTCGCTTGGCTACCTTGTACATTGTTTGACTGACGTACTGTATTCTTCAGTTTAGAACCCATCCTTTGGTAAGCCATGTGGACTTCGGATTCAAACTGCTTAATAAACGCAGTCGAAATTTGAGTTGCCATTAAACACTCTCCTTTTAGTTACGTTAATCAACAGTTGTCCTTTCTAGCTTACTTTCGGTTGCCCATACTGGACCGATATCGTCTAAAAGGGGCTGTATTTTTTTATATACCCCATGTATATGCCTATAAAAATACAACATTTGTACACCATTAACAACTAATTCTTCTTTTTTAAACTTAAAACCTAACCATTTTAGCCATTTAATGGTTCGTTTATTGTGTTTTGGTATCAAGTTAAATACATATTTGTAATCACTTAGTAAATATTCTAGCCATTTCTTGCTACGTTTAGAAAAATATATCCATTGTTTCTTTTCTAATTCGCTTGAAAGAAACCAAACAGCTCCGTATTTATGATTTTGTTTGGTAGGTAACACGCCAAACATACCAACAGGATTGTTATTACACATTATGGTATAGGTTTGGGTTTTTCTGTGCATGTATCTTTGTGTAGAAAGCAAAGCAAACAATGGGTCATTACCCATTATTGCTATTTCTTCCTTATCACTGCTCTTCAATTTGGTTGAAAGTGAAAAGCAGTGGTCTGGAATAGTCTTTTCTACATAAAGTTTACTCTCTGTAGAGCCTTGCGAATGCATCATCGACACGTTTTACGTATGCAGGTTCTTTGTATCTTGGGTCAAAATACCTTTTGTCGTTCATCATTTCTCTAACTTCAGCTAAAGTTAGCTGTTTTTCAGGTTGAGCGACAGCGTTTGACCTAGATATTGTAGATTTTGTAGCCTCTTGTATACGTTCAAGAGCCTCAATACCCTCAGCAGATGTACCTAATGTTGCTGCAACTAGCTCAAATTGTTCAGGTGTAAAGAATGTTTGAGCAAAATTAGTCACATGATCTAATCTTTCTTGTGCATTTTCACCCAGTCTTTCTATTTCACCCTCTAAATTAGGTTGATTTGGCAACATAAGTTTGTCGATATACTGGTTGATACCATCTTGAAACTCTTCATTAGTAGCTCCAATCTCATGGCAACGATTTCTCCACCATTCAGTAAGTGGATTTTCGTTGACCATTTCTTCAGATATACCCTCTACCAGCGATGGAAGTTCGTATTTATCTGGAGATTCAGGTGCTTCTGCACGTGATTCTTCTGCTAACTCAGATAAGATAATATCTCTATATTCGTCTTTTTTACCACCAATAAGTTTTTCTAGCTCACCATATGATTTAGCCATGTCTTCTGCACTAGCAAATTTCTCTGGCAACCATTCAGGTCTATCTTCACTTATCTCAGATGTTTCACGTGAAACATCTTGTTGAGGTTCTTGTGCAACTTCTTCTTGTTGCGCTTGTTCTTGTACTTGTTCTTCAGCCATTAGATTTCTCCTTTACAATTTTTTGACTTGCTCCTTTGTTTACACGTCTTTGGATTAAACCGATAATATAACGTTGCCCCTCAAGATGTCTTAGTTCAGCATCAGATATACCTGCACCTGCTACTGCTTCAATTGTCATTGACTTTAAGTACCTTAATACTTCAGATCCCCCACTAGATGTGAATAGTTGATGACACAAAGTATTTAAGTTCTCCTCATCTTGTGGTTGTCTGGTCATACCATCTAATCCAATCAGAGTATTGGGCTTGTTCTCTGCCATTTTGCCTCCTATGTTGGAGGAGCTTCATCCTCCATTGGTTGTTGTTGTTGCATCATTTGTTGCATTTGTTGTGCAGCTTGTTGCATTTCTTCCTCAGAACGTACTAGATTCTCAGGAATTCCTAGTTTTTTAGCCACAAACTTAGCAACTTCCATCTGATTTACTATCAAATTGGTTAGTTCAGGACCAACTCTGCCTTGTATCATGCCTAAAAATCTATCTACTGTAGCCACATCTTGTTGATGTTGAGCCTGCGCCAATGGACTTGACGACTGTATTTTAATCTCTCGCCCATTGACTTTAGGTATTCTAATTCTTCCTTGCTTTTTAAGAATGTATAAAACCCTTTGTAGGACTGGAGTAACTAATTCTGCTTGTAATCTACCAAATGCACTACCTATTTGACGTGATAAATCAGCCTGTCTTTCTGCTACTTCTGTTGCAGACATAGGTGTTTTCTCATTTGGTGTGCCTAACATATCGTTGTATAAGGCTTTTTTGATGTTGGTTCTCATATCTCTGAGTACCAAATCACTCACATTAAAGTTTCCTGGAGCTTGAATTGGCTGTAATCCTGAAGATCCTGGAGCTTTTGGAATGATTGTTCCGGGTATTAGTTGAATATTATCGGCATTAATTACGCCATCATCTTCTACTTGGAACATACCAGCAATACTCATTTGAGCATTTTCTAGTATTAATTCTACTGTTAAGTTAGCTGTTTTGATTGCTGGCAGAGCCAACATTAATGGTCCTCGACCATATGTTTCACCTGCACATTTAGACCATCTGTAGACTAAATATGGGTTGGAACCTAGTCCTTTGTAGGTTTCTTCAAATATTTTAAATTCATGTTCTTTGCAAATAGCACAAAAGCGATACTCTTCTTCTTTGGTATTCATGTAATCTCTATAGACTACTTCAACAATATCGTATTCTTTATCTGGTTGCTTTTCATAATCCATCATCATTTTTTCAGACATATATCCATTTGGATAAGCAACTAATATTTCTTTGGCTCTAATTTTTCTTGTTCTAAATATGTGGTCTACCTTGTCATCATGTCCAGATGTCATGTAAACATGAGGCAATGGGATAGATTTAAACCTTATTGGGTCAACAGCATCACCCTCTTCAACTAACATAACCCCTGTACCTAATGCAATATCTAAGAATGATTCATGTATTTCTTGTGAGAAGTTAGAGTTTTGTAGTATTTCAAATACATATTCTGTTACTTCATCTAGCATCATATTGACTTCTTTTCTAGATTCAGGTGGTACTTCAGCACCAGCTACAAAGTCAGCCCAACGTGCATAGTTTGGTACTATTCCTGCCTGTAATCGTGATGCAAATTCTTGAACACCTACTACAGCAGTCTCGTCAAATATTCTATCTGTACGTCTTCTGCCTGGTTGTTCGGTATAAAACGATTCACGTTGTGGTAACGCGTACTCATAGCATTCCTCAAACGTTCCATTCCATTGGTCTTTCAACGCCTTAGCGTGTTCGTACCTTTTGAGTAACTGCTTTACAGGACTTTCGTTAGGATTAACCTGTGGCTGTATTTGTGATTCTACTGGCATTATGCTCCAAGTTTGTCTTTACTCATCAATGATGCTTGTAATTCAAAACCTTGTCCGCCTCTTCTTCCAGAAAGTAAACTTTGTCTACCTTTTGTTTGATAAAGACCAGCAACTCTACGTTCCAAGTCTTCTTCTTTTTGAGCAGAGCGTTCAGCCTGTTCTTGTTCTCGCATTCTTTTACGTTGCGCAGCGCCTGTTAAATCAGGTGGTGGTGTAGGAATGCTTGGTGAACTAAATGGGTTTCCGCACATTATCTTCTCCTGTCATATACTGACTTTGATTTTAAATCAAAGACATTAAAATTCTTTCTTGCAACTACAGGTTTACTCAATCTTGAGCCAACTGTCAAATTTCTTCCCTCACCTGCACCTAGCATCATGTATTGTAATGCATCATGCACATGCGAGAATCGGTTCTTGTTAGGCTTTTCGTCATAACGTTCACCTGATACTTGCAATCTTCGATAGTGATACCCACCATCAAAACCTTTAATGAGATTAGTGCATTTGGGATCTATCAAAATACCAGATTCACCATCTACCATTCTCTGTAATGTAGCACTAACACTTTCTAATCTCAATGTTGTATCGTTAGAATGGGTAGGTCGTGCAGTAATTCCACGCCCTCTAAGTATCTGAAATGGCGTAGATTCGTCTGTTTGCGCCCTATGGTCGCCTGCTGGATCGCCAAATATTATAAATTCGCGTGGCAAATACTCTGCCATTTTCTGTTTCATGATGTCAGAAAACCTTAAAATACCCATATCTTCTGCTACTAACTCATCAATAATGAGCCATCTGCCTCTACATTTTTGACCAAATACACATGCTGGAGTTAATCCAAAGTCTATTCCTACATAGATTGGTGTCTCTGGCATAACTGCTACATCGCTTTTAGCAACGTGTACATCCTTGCTAAACATCTCATATACAGGCTTTCCGTCTTCTACTTGACCTAATTTATTGAGTACATACACATCAATCCATGATTTTGTTTTACCTCTAACTATATTTTTATAATAATCTTTTGTTAGGTTTTTCCCATTTTCTTTGTTAGGATTATCTTGATAGGTGTCTAATTCACCTCTCTCATTGTGAACTTCCAACATAGCTGGAGGTTGGTTAAAGAACCTCCAGTTATCCGGTTTAACCAACATCTTAGCTTCTTGCTTAGTTATATAATCTGGAATAACAGATTCACCTGATAGGATTGACCACCAATGGTCAGTATCAGGAGGGTTGGTATCACAAATAACTCCATACCATGATGGTCCACCATCTCTCATAGATGGGTAACGACCTACCCTCATACTACAAGCATCAATGATTGACTTAGGTATTTCTCTTGCCTCGTTTACCCACACACCAGTTAATTCAAGAGATAGTAGTTTCTTGACATCTTCTGGTCTATCTAATGCTAAAAAGATAACTTCAAGCTCAACATCACCTTTTTTGATATTGTGAGTATAGGGTACAGACCACATAAACTTACCCCACGTATCTTCTGGAAACCAATCAATCCATGTCTTAATGGTTGTTGTTTTGAGTTGTGGGTTAGTATTTCTTATGACTGCCCATCGTGATCGCTTGATTCCATCAGCTCCAGGCTTTTGCTGTAATGCTCTTCTCATGATTTCAATACAGCATGAAACCGACTTACCGCTACCTACAGGACCACGAATGGCTCTGAAGAACGTATCATCTTTCATGAATTGTTTGAGGACTTCTCCGTCAGGTTTATAGTTGAGTGACATTATTGTTGACAGCTAACCTGTATAGTTTCTCTAATGTAATCTCAGATAGCGATTCTAAGACCTTATCTGCCTCATAATCAGTCAAAGCTGACTTAGGGTAGTCTTTCATATGTGTCATCTTAACAACCGTTCTAAGCTTATTCATAGCTGAATGATTGTATTTACGTAGTTTTTCTATTGAATGATAGCTCATTATCTTAGTAGTGTAGGTTTATTTTTATAATATGAGTGAGTATTTTTTACTCTTAATAATCTTTTTATTGGTATTTCTGTTCTTTTGTCAGCAATACTTTTAGGTACTTCTGAATGAAACCTTTGGTTAAAATTTCCTGTTGATCTTGTAAACATTTCATTTCTAGTTGATATACCAGTTCTAGCTTGTTTTGATACTTTTAACATATCTTTTTGATTTAATGTTAATTTAAATAACTGACCTTTGTCTGGACCTTTATTTGCAAAATCAATCCACTTTTGATTGTATGGTTTCATTTCATCTGATACTTTTGGTAGTCCTTTTCTGCCTTGCAATCTGCCAGCAATAGCATATCTAATGGCATAATTTTTTTTATCTGTAAACCATTCAGATGGAGTGTTATGAGTATTTCCGCTATACAAAGTAAACTTTCTTTCTGGAACACCTACCCCTTTACGTACTGCTTTTTTTTGTTCTACCTTGCTAAGTTTCTGAAATCTGCTTAGTCCTTTCTTAGCAACCTTATATCCCAAACCAGCAACACCGCCTCCTAACAAAGATATACCACCTAAAATTTTTAAGGCACGTTTGTTTTCTTTATCTAGTTGCTGTTTGCTAAGTGCATACTTAGTTCTGTTATCTGGAAGAAGTTTCATTGATTATCAATTAATGCTTGAGCCATTTTACTAGCTTGTTCAAGACTATGACCTCTAAGCATCTTAGCTTCTATGTAATGTTTGACGGATTGATTACGATGTTCATTGCGAGCTTTCTGCTCGTTCTTTAAAATCTGTTTAGCACGTTTTTCATTTTTTGTTTGATTTTTTGTTTTTGCCATTGTACTCACTCTTACTTTTTGTTTTTCTATTTTTA